TGGCAATTGATAGTTCTGACGCATTGCGTATGTATTCAGCTAGAGATGATGACGGTGTGATGTCTGGTTACGCTGTGTTTTTCATCAGGTCTAACCTGCATTATCAAGGTTCTCTTCAAGCTAATCAGGATGTTGTTTATATAGATAAAGAAAAGCGAGGCTTTGGCCGATCCTTTATAAAATGGTGCGACGAACAGCTTCGATTTGAGGGTGTTCAGGTTGTATATCACCATGTGAAGGCCGACCATAACTGGGGCGCGATGCTAGAGGAACAAGATTATAAGTTAGTAGACGTGATTTACGCGAAAAGGTTGGACAATGGCAATTAGTACAACGGCTGCAATGGCAGTAATCGGAACAGGGTTAGCAATAGATTCTTCTGAGAAGGCGAAGTCAGCTGGAAGGCAGGCCAAGCGTGATACGAAACACCGTGGTAAGAAGTTGTTTGCAGAAGAGGAGAAACGGAAAGCAAATCTTCGTCGTGACCAACAGGGTGCTGCACTTCGCAGACGTGGTGGCGATAAGCAGTTTGGCAATCCTACTCTACTTGGAGAAGGACGTAGATCAGGTGTAGTTAAAACTTTGTTAGGATCGTAAATGGCTCATAATCAGCATATTTTGTATGCTAAAAAACAAAAATACGAAACGCTTCGTGCTCAATTAGATGGCGAGCGTTCGACTTTTAAACCACAATGGCGTGATCTGAATGATTTCATTTTGCCTCGTCGTGGTAGGTTTTTTGTTTCTGATGCGAATAAGGGTGATCGACGTAACTTAAGAATCCTAGACACTACACCAACACTGGCTGCGCGAACTTTGAAGTCAGGTATGATGTCAGGTATTACGTCCCCAGCGCGACCTTGGTTCCGTTTGACGACTCCAGATCCAGGGCTTGCAGACTTCACACCTGTCAGGCGATGGCTTGATATTGTCTCAGATCGGATGAGAGACGTATTCTTGCGGTCGAATCTATATAATGTTCTGCCCACTATATATGGAGATCTTGGCGTATTTGCCACAGCTGCTCTATCTATAGAAGAGGACTTCCAGAACGTCGTCAGGTTTGATAGTTATCCAATTGGTTCTTATATGATCGCTCAAAACGAGCGCAAAATTGTTGATGTAATCATGCGCGATTTTCGGATGACAGCCAGGCAGGTTGTATCTGAGTTCGGTATGAAAGATTTAAGTGACCCGACAAAGATTGATTGGTCGGACATATCAGCTCAGGTAAGGAATTACTACGAGCAGAACAAGAAGGAAACGTGGGTAGATATTGTCCATGTGATCCACCCTAATGACGATTATATCCCCGAAAGCCCTGATCCAAAGCACAAGAGATACAAGTCTGTTTATTACGAGCAGGGTTTTGCAGGAAGTTACTCTGGTTCTGACTACGCTGGTGGTCCACAGCAGGGTAAGTATTTACAAGAATCTGGTTTTGATCATTTGCCCGTGTTGGTTCCTCGTTGGGAAACTACGGGAGAAGATGTTTGGGGCACGAATTGCCCTGGTATGGATACTCTTGGTGATTGTAAACAGCTACAAACTGGTGAGAAGAGAAGCTTGCAGGCTATAGAGAAGATGATAAACCCTCCGGTTCAAGGACCAAGCTCATTAAGAAATGAGAAGGTTTCGTTTCTACCAGGGGATGTCACTTACGTTAAAGGTCGTGATACAGGTTCCGGTCTATCTCCGGTTTATCAGGTTAACTTTGATGTGTCGGCTAATGAGGCTAAGCAGGATCAAGTCAGGAAGAGAATTTCCCGTGGATTTTACGAGGATCTTTTCTTAATGCTGACGCTTTCTGATCGTCGTGAGATTACAGCTCGTGAGATTGACGAGCGCCACGAGGAGAAGTTGTTGGCACTGGGTCCAGTGTTAGAGCAGCTGAACCAGGATTTGTTTGATCCATTAATAGATACTACTTTCTTGCTGATGGAGAAGCAGGGTTTTATCCCTGAACCTCCAGAGGAACTTCAAGGTGTGGAGCTTAAGATTGAGTATGTATCTATTATGGCTGAGGCTCAGAAAATGGTGGGAGTGGGGAGTATTGAAAGGTTTGCTGGTTTTGTAGGCAATCTAGCTCAGCAGGTTCCCTCTGTTCTAGATAAATTTAATTCTGATGAAGTTGTAAGTGAGTATGGAAATTTATTAAGTGTGAAGAGCAAGATGATTCGCAGCGAGGAAGAGGTTGCTGAGATTCGTCAAGCACAGGCTGAGGCGCAACAGCAAGCGCAACAGGTTGAAATGCAAAAACAGGCGTCTGAGACTGCAAAGAATTTATCTCAGACTCCACTAGAGGAAGATACGGCGTTAGGTGCTTTGGTTGACCAGGGCAATGCTGGGAGATTAGTTTAATAATTAACTTTTAAGGAGAAACATTATGAAAAAATTTATTATATGTGTAGCGATTCTGCTAACAGCAACAATAGCTTTTGCAGGTTTTAAAGGTTTTAATAGTTCAGATACTCAGGTTGGTATCTTTTCAGAGCTAAAGTGCGGCACGAATATTAGTTGTAGTCAGGTTTCTGGCAAGTTCTATATGGAAGTTGTTAGTTTGGCATTGACTGGTGCGATTCTTGGCGACGGTAGTGCTTCACTTTCAGGAATGTTACAGGCTCAGGTTGCTTCAACCACTGCAAGCTTAACCATTGCTCAGTGCGGATCTACAATTGTTAGTGACAGTGCTGATGTAATTGTTTTACCGGAAGCATCAACTGCTCTTGGATGTCGTTATACTTTTGTATGCGGAACCGATGATGACTTTGATGTTAACCCCGCTGATGGAACAGACGTTATTGGGATCACCGGATCAATTACTGGTAGTGATAGTGCGACTGTTTTAGCGCCTTCTGCTGGTGATGCTTTGAGATGCACTGATGTAGGTGCTGGGTTTGTTCTTGAGGCTGTAGCTGCGGATTTGTGGGCAGTATTAAGCACTAACGGCATAATCACAGACGTAAACTAAGGATAATTAATGGACCAAGAGAAACCGCTTGTAACAAATGCTTCAAACAGGAAGCAGGTTAATAACGCCAAGGATAAAAAGAAACTACAGCGTTATAACGAACTTCAGGATTTAAGACTGATGATGGGTCTTCCTGAAGGCAGGCGTGTTTTATGGCGGATCCTTTCTGAGTGTGGTGTCTTTCATTCTATATGGCATCCATCGGCAAAGATTCACTACAATGCTGGTCAACAAGATTTAGGTCATTTTCTTTTCGCTGAGGCAGGAGCTGCTTCGGAGGAATTATTATTTAAGATGATGGTAGAAAACAAAAAAGAAGGAGAAAACAATGTCAACTGAAGGCGTTATCTATCCAGAAAAAGAAACTGGAGATGATAAAGAGGAGCAAACTCACGAGGAAACTCAGGACAAAGAAGAGTCCGGCGAGTCCAGTGAAGAAGTCAAAGAAGAAAAGTCAGAAGAATCTGGCAAAGAACAAGCGGCAAAGTCTGAGTCAAACGAGGTTGTTGTACCGGAAAAATATGACCTCAAGTTACCGGACGAATCGCTACTGGGTGATAAGGCACTTGAACAGATCTCTCAATACGCAAAAGAGAAAGGTCTTTCAAATGAACAAGCCCAAGATTTGCTAGTAAGAGAAAACTCTGCGGTATCTTCTTTTGCAGATGCTCAGCAAAAAGCTTTTGTTGATCAAGTAGAAGGCTGGAAGGAAGCTGTTTCTAAGGATCCTGAAATTGGCGGCGAGGCGTTTAAAGAAAACGTTGAGTTAGCTAAGAGGGCTTTAGAGGCGTTTGGAACACCTGAGTTTGCTAAGGAGCTTAATTCAAGTGGTTTCGGTAATCATCCAGAGCTTGTACGAATGTTTTCACGTGTCGGAAGAAAGTTGGCAGACCCTAAGATGCTAGGTGGTGATCAAAAGTCACAGAGCAAACAATCGTATGCTGAACGTTTTTACGGCGATTCAAAAACCTAATTTAACTTAAGGAGAATTAAAAATGGCAGGATTAGCAAGTAATGCCTTAACTTTAGCGGATCTAGCAAAACGCCTAGATCCAAGTGGCGAGGGTAAAATCTCGGCAATTATCGAAATGTTGTCTCAGACTAACGAAGTCTTAGACGATAAACTTTGGCTTGAAGGTAACTTACCGACTGGTCATAGAACCACTGTTCGTACCGGTCTACCGACAGTTGCTTGGAGATTATTGAACCAAGGTGTTCAGCCCTCCAAAAGTACAACTGCTCAAATTGATGAAGGTTGTGGGATGCTAGAAGCTTGGTCTGAAGTTGATAAAGCTTTGGCTGAACTTAACGGTAATGCTTCTTCTTTTCGTCTGAGTGAAGCTCAGGCTTTCATCGAAGCAATGAATCAGGAAATGGCTTCTACTCTTTTCTACGGAAACAGTGCGCTGGCTCCAGAAGAGTTTACTGGTCTTTCAGTTCGTTATAGCTCAACTACTGCTGGTAACGGTCAGAACGTTGTACTTGGCGGAAGTTCTGATACTGATAACTCTTCAATCTGGCTAATTTGCTGGGGCGATAACAGTATCCACGGTATATATCCAAAAGGATCTCAAGCTGGTCTTCAGCATTTTGATCATGGTGAGCAGACTATCGAGACTTCAACAGGAATTGCTGGAACTCGTTTGCGCGCATATCAGGATCAATGGGTTTGGAAGTGCGGTATAGCTCTTCGTGACTGGAGATATGTTGTTCGGATTCCTAACATCGACATTTCAAATCTTGTTGCTAAATCAAGTGCAGCTGACCTCATCGAATTGATGATCAAAGCTATGCACCGTTTACCAAACATGAACATGGGTCGATGTGCTTTCTACATGAACAGAACTGTATTTGAGTATCTTGATATTCAACGCAGAGATGATGTAGCAGCAGCTGGCATGACTTACAAAGATGTTGACGGAAAAATCATTCATTCATTCCGTGGAATCCCAGTAAGAAAAGTCGATGCTCTATTAGAGTCTGAAGCCCTAGTAAGCTAATTTTAACTTAAGGAGAATTCAAATGATTTTAGATGGACAATTACAATTTTCCAGTGCTCAGGCTGTAACGGCTGCGGCGCTATCAACAAATTATGTTGACCTTGCATTGCCAAGAGATATTGGTACTGGCGCGAGCTTGTATGTTTTCGCGAATGTACAAGAAACTTTAACTGATGGTGGATCAAACACATCAACTCTTGTTTCTTTTCATGGAGATGATGAGACTAGTTTTACTGGTCCTGCTGCTTCACAAGATCTTTTTAGCTTTGACGACGGCGACGTTGCTGGAGTTTCTAAGATAGCAAGGCTTGATCCAGCTTCAGCTCCGCTGAACTATCGGTATCTTTCTTTGTACTACGCTCCGGTTGGAGCTAATCTAACTGGTGGAGC